GGTGGTGGAATTGCAACTGTCAACTTGGCAGGAGCAGTACCATTTACAGGCCCTGCAGCGAACATAACTGCACTTGATATCACACAATATGAGACAGCATATTCATGGGGCAACCATGCAAGTGCTGGATATCTAACAAATATCAATAGTTCAAACTTAGGTGATCTATCTAATGTTTCTAGTAATTCTCCAGGCGCTAATCAAGTATTAACATGGAGTGGATCTCAATGGGTTCCAGCTGATGGCAGTGGAAGTATTTCAATTCAAGAAGAAGGAACCACTGTTGGATCTGGTATAACAACAATTAATTTTGTTGGAGGATCAATAAGTGCAACTGCCTCTGGTGCTGGAGCAACCATCACAGTTACGTCAGCTGGTGGTGGTGGAGGTGTATCAACAACTGGATTCGGAACATACACTGCAGCTGCTGGAGTAGAAACCCAAATTGATTCATGGTCTAAGGTTAGTTACTCTGGTGCAGAATATACGTTTATGATTGGTCTAGGAACATATAGACAATCACAAAAAGTTCTCATCATGCATGATGGAACTACAGCGTTCTCACAAGAATATGGCATCATGTTCTCTCCAGAACAACAGGTGTCTATTGCAGCAACCATGAGTAGTAATAACGTCGTGGTTAAGTTCACACCAGAGGCAGGGATATCTGGATTATCCACATATCGATTCGTCAAGACTTACATTGAGAGCTTATGATCCATACTAACAACGTCACCCATGATAGAACAGGGTGGGCCGTCGTTCCGACTGGAGCCAATGAAAAGAAAGCATACTCTATCAAATGTTACACCAAAGAAGATTGGGTTTTCATCCACGAAGAACTCAAGAAAGATGGTTCATTAGAGGATAACATCCCCGATCCATCTATTGTTGTCACAGATGAGAAACTTCATAGTGATACTAGAGGAACTTACATGTTGACTGATGCGGAAGCAGAGGATTTAAGAAAACATGAGAAGGTAGAGTTCGTAAACATAGATTACTCAGCATATCCAGGCAATTATTCTCCTGATCCTAGAGATGTAATTACTGGTGTTCAGAGATTTGATAGATTCGGTAAGTCAGTATCAAATTATAGAGCATTTAATACTGCCCCATCAACACCACCCACATCTCAAGCTGGTATAGGTGCATCAGATAAAAATAGAACTGGTTATCAAATACTAAGACACACACAGAAAGAAAACCCTTGGGATGCAACATCCACTGGCATTAGTGGATCTGATCATATTATACTTGAAAGAAGAATATTTCAGTTAGGTGATGGAACTGGAGTAGATGCAGTGGTGGCTGATGATGGATTCTGGGTTGCACATCCAGAATTTGTAACCACTGCTGATGATCCTGTAGGATGGTCAACAGGAAATGTATTGACATGGAGTGGCATATCTACAACACCAGGCACATCTGGGGTTCTGGATCTGGTTCTTGATGCACCATATTATATTGATCCAGACTTTTTCAATAACAATCCATCTCTATTAACACAACGTTGGGATGGCACAACAGTTCCTACAGATTCTGCTGCAAGATCATGGTGGTCTGATGCAAGCCAAAGATCAGTAGGATTCTCAACCATAGGAACTGTGACAGGTATCAGTACGTTCTATACTAGAGCAAGATGTAATGGTAGTAATACCGCAAAGGCAACTAACTCTACTGATCATGGAACTCAGTGTGCTGGTCAAGTGTTTGGTAAGAACTATGGTTCTGCATACAACTGTAACAAGTGGGTGATTAATAGTATTGGTCTGTCTAACGCTGGAATAGGTGACAATGGCCAATTTGATATACAGAAAATTTTTCATCTATACAAACCAAACTACGATAGACACTCTGCAATAACTGGTAAACAAAATGATGATAGAAATCCTACACTATCAAGTAACAGTTGGGGTTATAGATCCACTTCTTGGCAAACAGATGCTTGGTATTGGTATAGACCAGCAAATGTAAATGGTGTAACCGCTACTGGTCAATATACTGTTGGAACTGAACCAGCATTTATTGATACACTAGGAGTCGCTGGTGACTTGGGTAGAATGAAAGGTGAAATGGTAGATAACTCTACAACTGCAAGTGGAAACGAAATGTCAGATGCTGGTGTGATATTCGTATGTGCTGCTGGTAATAGTAATCAAACTCAAACTTCTCCTGGCGATCCAGACTTTGATAACTACTGGCATGAAAGTAGTCAGACAGGAACTTTAGCATCAGCAACTCATTTTGAATTTGGTTTACAATGTTATAATACATTCAACAGAAGAGGATGGCCACAGTCGTTAGGTAAAACTACATCTGGATTATCTACTTCTGGAACTGAATATGCAGCAATCAATGTTGGTGCATTGAATGATCAAATTATTTCTGGCGGATATGCTGGTAGAAATACAGATTATAAAGAAACAATAGTAGAATATAGTGATAGAGGAACAGGCATTGATGTCTACGGTGCAGCTGATGATACGCTCACAGCAGATGGAGAAAATACATCTCAAACATATGTTCACCCAGAAACATATAGTGGATTAACATTGACTCCATATGATATTGACTTTGGTGGCACCAGTTCTGCATGTCCTACAGTTGCTGGATGGATCACTACTAAACTTCAATATAATAGAGCATGGACTTGGAGAGAAGTAAAGGATTGGCTTAAGAATCAATGCGGCACACAAGATCCATCTAGATTTTATTATGGAGATGACATCACATCTTTCAGTGATACAACTCAACAGTGGGAAGATTATCACTCACTTCAGACCTATGGACAAGGCCCTGTTGTGATATGGGATGCCCCTACAGGTTCACCCAATGAACCAAAAAAACCTGAGATCAAAATTATAAACTCACCCAACTTAAAATTCAGTGGTGGAGTTGAGATAAAGTTCTCTTAATAAATACTAAAAAAGACTAGCGCAATGGCAGAAAAATCGTTTGGTGTAAAGGATCTTAATATAGTTGGAGCAAGTGGCGACCCAACTATAGAGAGTAACGGCGACCTAAATTTAAAAGCTGGTCAAGTTGCAATCCAGACTAACACCACAGTCACAGGAGTAGTTACTGCATCTGGATTTGTAGGTGATGGATCAGGGCTTACAGGAGTCACTGGTTCTGGTTCTGGTATTATAGTTAAGGATGGTGGATCAACGGTTGGAACTGCTGGAACTATTGACTTTGGCACTAACTTATCTGTATCTCCAGCATCAGCTGGTATTGTCACAGTAACTTCCACACAACTTACTACTGAGGAAGTTCAAGATATCGTAGGTGGCATGGTTGATGGTGGAACTGAAACCAATATCACAGTAACATATGATGACACTGGAGGTAAACTTAACTTTGTGGCTTCTGGTGGATCTGTCCCTGCAAACCTTACTGCAACTACTCTAGATGTATCTGGTATTTGTACTGCTGGTAGTTTTGTTACTGATCTTATCACTGGAGATGGAACTGGTAGAGGATTCTGCACAAGATATTACATCACTGCAAATGGTTCTTCTTCATATAGTTTTGCAGGGCCTGGTCAAAGAAACACTGTGGGGAATCCTACTCTTTACTTGATGAGAGGTTTCACATATATGTTTGAGAACTCTACTGGTGGTTCTCATCCATTCCGTATTCAATACACAGGAACAACCACAGGTGTAGGAACATATGTTAGTGGATCTCAGACAGGAGTACAGATATTTACAATACCACATGATGCACCAGCAAGTTATGAGTATCAATGTACTGTGCCATCACACGCCAGTATGAAAGGTTCATTTGTAATCCCTAGTTAACATGTCACCTTTAGCATTTGGAATGGGAAAGTCGAAGGGAGCAAACTTCGACTTCGCAATATTTTATTCAGATAAGTTACAGTTCTACTGGGAATGGACTGATGGTAAAGACTTTGATCTTAGAGCAGAGTTCATCAGACCCACTCAGTTGGCAGGAGTAACAGTAGGTCATGGAAAGACATCTCTGATAACAGACGGTGGTGGATCACAAGTTTATATGAAGTGGGGTGGAGATAATAACACAGACACAGCAGGGTATGAAGGAATATACATTGACATAGACAGACTGAAAGCAGTTGCTGGAGGATTAGCGGACAATACTATTGAAGTTGACTTGAGAGGAATATGGTATGCTGAAGTAGGGCAAAATCCAGTGGTTATAAATGCCACAGGATATGAAGGAGGCACGATGACACTTGAAGATGAGACATCAAACGTGTCTGGATATGGATTCATAAACACTGGATATGCAAAATCTTTTACAAATTTCAAATCATCTATACCAGTGGTGGTGTCATCTACAAATAGAGAGGATAATGGACAAAGGATGGCTAGGGCAGTTATAAATTTAGACACATATCAAATAACATTCTTCCAAAATTAATTGAGTATAAATACGGCTAGAAAATAGTGGGAAATCACATGAAAAGATTCTTACCTATAATTATGCTTTTGATGGCGGCTCCCATGTCAGCTAGAGCC